TCCGGCTCGGAGATCCTCGCCCATGGCCGCACCTATCGGGTCGAGGCGGTCGACGACACCACCCGCCGCGACGGCGCGACCCTCCTCGCCTATGTCCTCCGGGTCACCGGCTGATGCCGTTCGACGCCCGCCAGGCCAACGCCGGCCTCGACGCCCTCGCCAAGGCGCTCGACCCCGCGAGCTTGCGCCTCCGCCTCGCAGGATTCGCCCGTGAACAGCTGGCCGAGCTCCAGAGTGCGGGCGCGGTCCCGATCGGCCCCAACGCCCACCAAACCTTCGTCAACGGCCGCGCCGGCGTGGCCGAGGAACAGGTCAAGCTGCCCGGCCCGATCACTTACGTCTTCAACTGGCTCGACCCCGTCGTCCACTTCGCGGTCTCATATCTGCGCGCACGATCGCCGAAGCAATCCGGCCTCTACCGCGCCTCTTTCTTCGTGATGGTGAACGGCGCGCGGATCCGCCCGGGAACCCCGATCCCGCCGGACGCGGAGGTGATCGTCACCAACGACCAGCCCTACGCCCGCAAGATCGACGTCGGCGCGATGAAGATGTCGGTCCCTCCGCACCTGTTCAACGACGCCTCCAACGCGGTGAAGAACGAGTTCAAGGGCGTGGTCAAGGTCACGGTCAAGTATATCGGCCTGTCCAACGGCTATGTGCTGCGCCGCTCGACCCGCCGCCATTCCCACACCGGCCATGTCGGCGTTCGCCAGGACAGTTTCGCTCGCGGCGGCGAACAGATCAATTACCCCGCTTTGGTCATCCGCGCCGCCTGATCATGACCACCGACGTCGTCTTCATCCCGATCCGCGACCACCTCGAAGCCAATTGGACCACCTCGCCCCTGGTCTTCGAGAACGAGCGCCACACCCCGGCCCAGCCGCCCGCCCCCTGGGTCTATGTCGATATGGCGTCCAACCTCTGGGACCAATCCTCCATGGGCTCCGGCGATCCCGCGAAAGAACGCTGGGAGGAGACCGGCACGATCTGGCTCAATGTCATGGTCCCGGCCGGAACCGGCTCGCTCACCGCCCGAACCCACGCCCGCCAGCTCGTCCGCCTCTTCCGCGGCCTCACCCTCCTCGGCGGAACCCTGATCTTCCGCCGCGCCAGCATCGGCGACGGCCAGGGCGTGGTGATCGAGAAGGGCAAGTACTGGCAGATCACCGCCACGATCGAGTTCGTCAATAGGGCCTAAACCCCTCACCCCTAGCGCGGCTTTGGCGCAAAGCGCCAAAACGCGCGCCCCGCCCCGACTCGGCTCGACGCAGTCGAACGAGGCGCTCTAGGCGGACACCCCACTCAAAAGCCGGAGACCCCTCATGTCCTATCAGGTCCTGAAACCCTTCCCCACGCCCTCGAAACACTTCGAGCCCGGCCTGGTGATCACCGCCGCCGACCTCGCCGACGCCCCGCGCGAGCCGCAATTCTACGTCGACGAAGGCTACTTGCTGGATGTCGAGGCATCCGCGCCAACCGCCGACGCCGAGCGGATCCAAACCACTCGGAAACCCGGCAAGTCGGCCACTTAAGCCCAGGCCGCCCCCGCCCTAACGCCAGGAGACCCCCATGTCCGACAGCAACCGCGTCCGCATCGCCCTCTTCAAAGACCCCACCCCGACGGTCGCGCTGTCCAGCCAGCGCATGCGCGTGGTCCGCGCCACCGGCGAGGGCATGGGCTACGAGCCCAAGGTCACCAATTCGAAGGAGCTGCGCTCCGACCGCATGTCCTCCGACCCGATCCTGGTCAACGTCAAGCACGAGGGCGTGCCGTTCAAGTTCGAACTCAGCTTCCCGCCGGAGGGCTCGGCCCATTCCATGGCCTGGGAGAGCCTGTTGTTCAACACCTGGACCAACACCCCGTTTCGCGAGAACGACGGCGTCGCCGACGCGGTCATCACCGACATCGGCACCGTGGCCAACACCGTCACCTTCACCACCGGCCCCGCCTTCGTCATCGGCCATCTGGTCCGGCTCTCCGGCAACGCGAACGCCGCCAACAACACAATCGCCCGCGTCACCACCGGCGGCGCCACCTCCTTCGTGGCGACCGGCGGCGGCTTCACGGCGGAGGCCGTCCCTCCCGGAACCTCCCGCCTCAAGGTCGTGGGCGCGGAGGGCGTCTCCGCCGACATCGCGGCCACCGCGACCGGCCTCACCTGCACCACCCTCAACTTCACCGCGATCGGCATCGTCCCCGGCATGTGGCTGAAGATCGGCGGCACGGCGGCGATCACCAAATTCGCCACGGCGGCCAACAATGATTGGGTCCGCGTCGTCACGGTCACCGCCACCGCCATCACCCTCGACAATCTGCCGGTCGGCTGGGGCGCGGATGTCGGCACGGCCAAGACCATCCGGCTGTTCTTCGGCGATCGCCTGATCAACGGCGTCAATCAGATCCTGCTCGGCCAGGAACGCGCCTTCCTCGACCAGGCGGTCCCCACCTACATCCTGCAGCGCGGGTTCAGCTACAACCAGGTGACCCTCAATTCCCCGGATGAAGACGTCATCAACGGCTCCTTCTCCGCGATTGGTCAGCGCGGCGCGGACGGTATCGCCGCCAATGGCGCGACATACGACGCGGCCCCGGATTCGGGCGTCTACCCGCCCTTCGCCGGCAACGTCCACCTCGCCCGCATCTCGGAGGCCGGGGCCGCCGTCGCCGCGCCGAATTTCGTCAAGACCTTCGGCATCAGCGTCACCAACAACGTCCGCGCCAACACCGGGCAGGGCACGATCGGCGCGGTCGCCATGGGCGCCGGCTCGATCGACGTGTCGCTGGACTTCATGACCTATTTCGGCGACCGCACCCTGTTGCAGAAGCTGTTCGCCCAGACCCCCAGCAGCTTCTTCGCCCGCCTGCAATCCGCCCTCACCGGCGCGTCGCAGCACGCCTTCCTCATCGGCCTGCCGCGCATCTTCTACACCGGCGGCAACCCCACCGCCGACGCCATCAACACCGACGTCATGCTGCCGCTCAAGGCCTCGACCAGCCGCGACCCGGTCACCAACTGCGAAATCGACCTGCAGCGCGTCGAGTACTTCGAGCTCTGATCGCCTTTCGACCGCCAATTGGCGGTCGGCTGGCGCCGCGTTTTCCCCTCCCCCACCCACAAAAGGAACCCCCATGTCCGTCGTGTTCGGCTCCATCCTCATCGACACTAACCGCGAGACCTCCGGCGCCTGGGTCAAGATCCCGGAATGGCCCGGCGTCGAACTCAAGGTGCGCGGCTTCAACTACACCCCCTTCAAGACCGCGCGCGACGAGGCCTCGAAGGATCTCTTCAAGAAGTACAAGGGCGAGGCTCCGGAATCCGTGCTGATGGAGGTCAACGGCCGGCTGATGGCGGAGCATATCCTGCTCGACTGGAAGGGCTTCTTCGAGACCACGTCCCCGGACTCGGCCCCCGTGCCCTACACCGCCGACCGCGCGCTGGAGACCCTCACTAGCCCGGCCGGCCGGTTGTTCCAGGCCCAGGTCAGCTGGGCGGCCAACACGCTCGGCATGGCCAACCTCGAATTCGTCGAGGAAGCCGCAAAAAAATAGCCGCCGCCTTCGCGTTCGATCTGTCGCCGAGGAAGGAATCCGAGGGCTTCTTCGCGCGGCTGCGGGAGCGGCTCCCGAACGAGGCGCATCACCTCCCCCCGCCGCGCGGGGAGGAGGAGCGCTGGCCCGCCTGGGCCGAAACCCTGCTGCGCTGCTGGAACGATCTGCATTACGACCGCCCGCTGACCATGGGCGGCGAAGGCCCCATCCCCTGGGCCAGCCTCGACCGCTGGGCGCGCCGCCAGGGCCTGGGCCAGCAGGCCTTCGACGAGCTGGTCACCTTCATCCGCGTGCTCGACCGGCTCTGGCTCGATCACCGCGCCAAGCCCCAACCCAAAGACGAACCCGAGACCCCTGATAGGGGGCGCAAGAGAGGAGGGTGACCATGGTCGATAAAGTCACCCGCGCCGACGTCGTCGCCACCATGGCCGGCGATTTGGAGGCGAGAGCCACCTCCGCCGCCAAGGCCGTGATCGCGCTGAAGACCGCGCAGGAGGGTCTGGGAGCCGAAACACAGCGCACGGAGCAAAAGCTCCTGCTCACCGCGTCGGCCACCGATCGCCTGGTCGGCAAATACGTCCAGGGCTACAGCGCGACCAAGCAGCTCGACCGCGATCTGGAGAGCCTCAATCGGCGGTTCCAAGCCGGCAAGATCGCGCCGGACATCTACGCCCAAGCGCTAGAGGGTGTGGCGCGCAAGGCGGCGGATTTGAAAGCCGCCACCGCCGAAATGTCGGCCGGCATGGGCCAGGTGACGCAGGCGTCCAATCAACTCGCCGCCGCGACGCAGCGACTGGTCGCCGAGCAATCTAAACGTAAGGCGATTGAGGATCAGATCGCCTCCTTCGGTCTTCAAGCCTATCAGACCTACGCCGCTCAACTGGATCAGTTGCGCCTAAAGTACAGTCCGCTTTACGCCGCGCAGCGGCGCTATCTAGAGACCATTAAGGAAATCCGCGTCGCCGAACAGGTCGGCGCGCTAAGTCAGGTCGAAGCCGCCGCCGCCGCGGGCAAAGTCAAAGACGCGTTCAGCGCTCAGATCGCCACGCTGCGCGGGCATACCGAGCAGGTCAAAACCAGCACGGGCGCGATACAGCTGCAGGCGCACCAACTCACCAATCTGGGTCAGCAACTGCAGGACGTCGCCGTCTCCCTCGCCGGCGGCCAGAACCCGTTCCTGGTGATCGCGCAGCAAGCGCCGCAGGCGGCTTACGCGGTCGGCGGCTTCGGCAATCTGGTCAAAATCGCCGGTGGCGCGGTCGGCGCGGTGCTGTCGCCGATCGGCCTCGCCGCCACCGCCGTCGTCGGGCTGACCGGCGCGTTCGCGTTGGGAGCGCTGCGCGCCAAGGATATCTCCGGCGAAGCGCGCGAGTTCGGCGTGGTGCTCGCCGGCATGGGCGATCGCGCGGCGGCCAGCGGCGCCAAGCTTCACGCCCTGGTCGAATCCATGCGCGACCTCGGCGTCTCGAAAGACGACGCCCGCGCCGGCGTCACCGCCACCCTGCGCAACCCCAATCTCAGCGCCGCCGGCGCGCAGGCCGTCTCCCAGCTCACCCCCAATTTCGCCGCCGGCTCCGGCCAGGACGCGCCCACCGCCGCCCGCCAGTTGGCCGAGGCCGTCGGCGGCGGCTACGACGCGATCATGAAGCTGGCGGACGCCTACCGGGTCTTCGACCGCGACCCCGCCACCCGATCCCTCGTCCGCACCCTGTACGAGACCGGCAAAGCGTCGGATGGCGCGAAAATCGTGCTCGACGCCCTAGGCCGCCAGATGGAGGGCCTGGCGAAGGAGAAGCTGGGACCGACCGGCGAAGCCCTTAACAGCATCAGCCGCGCCTGGACCTCCTGGATCGACCGCGTCGCAGCCAGCGCGCCGGTGCTGGAGCTGCTGAACCGCGCCGCCGGCAGCATCCAGCTGATCGACCGCATCACCGGCGGCGGTGAATCGAGCGACATCGCCGCGCTCGAAGCGCGCAAGAAGAAGCTGCAGGACTATAAGTCCCCGTTCCCGCTGCTGACCGATGGTATTCCCGGCGCGCTCGGCTTCGAGACCGACAGCCAGAGCACCGCGCGCCAGATCGCGGAGATCGACGCGGAGATCGCCCGCCAGCGCGCCAAGCTCGGCGTCAAGCCCGGCGGCTTCGGCGCGGCCCCGGGCGAGCGCTCCGAAGGTATCGTCCCGACCGAGGGCCTGCTCCGGACCGAGCGCAACGGCAAGGAACTCCTCGACCAATCCTCGATCCTCAAGGCCCGCCATCGCCTGGTCGGCGCCGACGCCCGCACCCGCGCGATCGGCGAGGCTGACATCAAGACCGCCCAAGAGGCGCTCAACAACAACTACGGCCCCGACGAGCTGAAGACGCGGGCGATCAACAATCGCAAAGAGGCCCTGCTCGGCCTGAACGAGGCGCAGGCCCAGGCCGCGCGGCTGTCGGCGATCGAATCGGCGGAGACGTTGAAGGTCGCCGACGCCTATCGGATCTCGACCGCCGCCGGCGACGCCGCCGCCGCCCAGCGCCAGGCCGCCGCCGACGCTTATTCCCAGGGCGCGAATAAGGAGACCCGCGCGCGTCAGCTGCTGCTCGCCCAGGTCAACGAGGGGCTGACGTCAGCCTCGCGCGCGACCGAGGCGAACCGGATCGAGGTGGAGAACGCCAAGCGCCTCGTCGACGCCCAGAAGGAGGGCGTCGCCGCCTACGCCGAGGTGGAGCTTGCGATCAAGAAGCAACAGGCGACGCAACAGCTCACCATCGACATCCAGAAGGCCGTGGCGGCTGGAGCGGTCGAAGAGGCCGAGTGGCTGCGCGGCCTCAAGGCTCTGCGCGAGGAGGAGATCGCGCTAATCGATCGCTACTCCAAGGCCTCGTCTCTGGCCGCCGATCTGCGCAAGGCCGATCAGGACATCGAGCTCGCCGGGCTGCAGGCGACCATCTCCAAGCTGACCGACGTCAACGAACGCCGCGCGGCGGAGATCGCGCTCGCCCGCCAGATGCAGGCGATCCAGCTGAAGAACGACCCGCGCTACGCCGGCGATCAGGCCGCTCAGGACGCCCTCCTGTCCAAGGGCGACCAGGCCCGCGCCCTGCAGGACAACGCGCGGTTCTTTGACGAAGTCCGCCAACAGGCCGAGGGCCTGTCGAAGGACGTAAGCCAGTTCCTGGTCGACGGCTTCGTCAACGCCAACCAGGGCGGCAAATCCGCCTTCGAAAACCTCTGGCAGGGCGCGCTCGCCGGGGCCAAGCGCTTCGCGGCCCAAGTCGCCGCGCAGTTCCTTCAGCAGCGAATCCTGATGCCGATCGCCATGCAGATCGTCGGCGGCTCGCCCGGAAGTTTCGGAGTCTCCAATCCCGGCGGATCGTCTGGAACAATCCAGGGAACCCCTGGGATCGGCGACCTGCTCGGCGGCGCGCGATCCATTGGCGGCGGCGGCGGTTTCTCCGGCCTCACCAGCTCCATTGATAGCGTTGGAGCCAGCCTCGGTTTCTCCGCCGCTCCGCAGGCGGTCGGCGGGTGGACGGTCACCGGAATCGGCGGTCCGTCCGCCGCTGGGTTGAACGCGGGCGCCGGCGGACTGCTGGGCGGAACCACATTGTCGCAGGCGCTTCCCTTCGCGGGCGTCGGCCTGAGCGCGATCATGAACTTCGCCTCGGGAAACGTAGGCGGCGGCGTTGGAAATCTGGCGGGCGCCGGGATTGGCTTCGCGAACGGCGGACAGATCGGATTGGGCATCGGCGCAGCCCTCGGCGGCGTGCTCGGCGGTTTGTTCGGCGGCAAGAAGCCCACGGTCGGCCCCGGCGGCGGGATCCTGTTCGGCGTCAACGCCGATGGCACCGCCAAAATCGGCGGCGGGAGCGGCGACAACGGCTACGATTATCTCCAGCAAGGCAATATCGATAACGCCAACGCCGTCGGCAAGACGGTCAAGACCTTCATCGAGACCGTGGGAGGGACGTTCCTGGGATCCCACGCCAATGATAATCGCGGCGGCGATCTCGGCTGGGACGCCGGCAAGAAGAAATACACCGGCGGCGACACCTCCGGCGGCAAGGGCCGCTACGACACCTTCGAGGAGGCGTTCAAGGCCACCGTCGTCAGCGTCCTGAAGGACTCGGACTTCACCGGGCTATCGAAAGACATCGGTGACCGCGTCAAGGCGGTGACGTCCAACGCCGATATGGACGCGCTGCTGCAATACATCGACGGCCTGACCCTTATCTATAATGGGTTCAAGGATTGGAAGGAGCCGCTGACCCAGGTCGAGACCGGCATGGCGAGCCTAAAGGCGACGCTGGAGGCCGCGAAATCCGCCGCCGAAAGCCTCTCCAAGCCGATCGACGATGTCACCGCGTCGTATGAGAAACAGCGCCTCTATCTGGTCGACCAGTTCAACGCGCCGCTGAAGGACCGCGAACTCCGCATCACCGGTCGGAGCGGCGAGGCGGATCTGATCAATTTCGACCGCAACGCCGCCATCACCCGTCGGGACGCCGCCGCCTTGGGCGCGGAGGCGGTGAAACAGGCCGAGCTCACGCTGGGCTTGGAGCGCGCCGCGATCGTCAAGAAGAACGCCGACGATGAGCTGAAATCGCTCATCGCCATGCGCGAAGCGGTCGTGGCGCGGAATCAGGCTCAAATCGCGCCGATGAAACAGGCCTATGACGGGTTGATCGGCGAGCTGAAATCCCTGCGCGACGTGTGGAAGGGCATCGCCGAGGCGATGATCAAGTTCCGCGACTCGCTGAAAGTGGGCCCGCTCTCGACCCTCTCCCCGCTCGATCAGATGCGCGAGGCCCAGCGCCAGTACTCGGTCACCCTGGCCAAGGCGCGCGCCGGCGACGCCACCGCCGCGGGCGAGCTGTCGAACTACGCCCAGACCGCGCTGAGCCAGACCCAGAGCTATTACGCCTCCGGCCAGGGCTACGCCGACTATTTCAATCAGGTCCAGAACGACTTGACCGGCGTCTCGGACTACGCGAGCCAGCAGGTCTCCCTCGCCGATCAGCAGCTCGGCGTTCAGAAATCGATCGATAGTTCCGCGCGCACCATCGCCCAGATCTTGACCGACCTTTATGGCGTCAAAACCCAGATCGCGGCGGCCGGCGGCTATGAGACCGGTTTGGGCAAGGGCCTGGACGGCGGCGGCTTCGGCGACGCGACCAAGTCTCTTGCCGATAACATCCGCGACGCCTACGGCCAGATCGGCCGCGCCGCGAATGATGACGAAGTGAAGGCTTGGACCGATCTGGTCGCCTCCGGCAAGGCCAGCGCCGGCGGAGCCTTCGCCTCCATCGTCTACAATCAGGCCGCCCTCAATCCGCTCGGCGTCACGACGCCGATAAACGACATCGGGCGCCCCGTGCGGAAGGACCTGATCATCGTCGACGGATCCGATCCCGGCGGCGTCCAGAACAACCCCGACATCCTCAAGGCGATCGGAACCACCCCGCAATTCGCCTCCGGCGGCGATCACGTCGGCGGCCCGCGCATCGTCGGCGAGCGCGGCGCGGAGCTCGAGTTCACCGGCCCGTCCACGATCGTGAGCAACGACCGCGCCCGCGCCTTCTTCGCCGGCAACGACAATGGCGTCCAGGCCGAGCTGCGCGCGCTGCGCGCGGAGAACGCCGAGCTGCGCCGCGCGATCCTCGTCTCCGGCAAGCGCCAGACCGCGGCGTTGGTCGAGGCGATCATGGAGGGCAACGAGACCAACCGCCGCGCCCTCGACCTCACCTCCCGCCGCATCGCCGCGCCCACCCCCGGAGCGCGTTCCGCGTGACCCAACCCCAAGGCGGAGCCGAATGACGCAAAAGTGCTACACGATCGAGGCGGTCGGGGTCGACACCGTCACCGGGGCCCGCGCCACCTATTACTGGGCCACCCACGCCTTCGTCACCGGCCCCAGGGACGCGCCGGCGGACACCGTGTTCGACGGGCGGCTGGACTCCGCGCCCGGCTTCGAGACCCACATGTTCGGCCAGGGCCGTATTCGCGGCTCAAGCACGGGCGCGTTCGGCGAGGCCGTGCTGATCAACGAGACCGGCGCGCTCGATCCCCTGCGCACGGTCAATTTCCAGGGTTTTCCCCTAATCATTCGCCGCGGCGAGCTGGACGATCTCAACCGCCCGACCGGCTCCTATCCCACCGCTTGGCCCATCATCCTCTCCGGCACGATCGCCGGTCATGTCCTGGGCCTCGATCGGCTGACCCTGCGCCTGCGCGACCGCCAGGCCTTCGTCGCCTCCCTGCCGATCTGGACCCAGCGCTTCAAGGGCGACAACGCCCTGCCCGCCGGGTTGGAGGGGGTCGCCGATCTGAAGGACCAACCCCAGCCCAAGCCCTGGGGCGACGTCAAGAACGCCCCGGTCCTGATGGCCAACACCTCCAAGCTGATCGGCTTCCTGGGCGCGGCCGGCCCGCTCTATCCCCTCGCCATCACGGCGGTCTACGACAAGGGCGCGCCGCTCACCCTCGATACGACCGCCCCCTCGCCCTACACCACCCTGACCGATCTGCTGGACGACACCAAGGCCCCGGCCGCCGGCAAGTACAAGATCTATCCCGGAACCGCGACCACCCCGGCCTATGTCCGCTTCGGCTCGATCCCCCAGGGCCAGGCGACATCCGATATCTTGGAGGGGGCGACCGCCGGCGACCGGACAGTGGGCCAGCTGATCCGCCGCATCATCACCGGCCCCGGCGGCTTGACCGACGCCGATCTGGACTTGGCCAGCTTCGCCGCGCTCGATTCCGCCGCCCCCTACACCGTGGGCTGGTGGGCTAGGGACGAGACGATCGGAACCGCGCTGGACGCGATCTGTCAGAGCGTCGGGGCCTATTGGGTCGCGACCCGCGACGGTCTCATCAGCGTCGGGCGGATCTCGGATGATTTCGGTCCGTCGGAGGCCACTTTCACCCTGGATGATCTCCTGGACGACGGCGGCGAACAGATCACCGCGATCGCCCCGGCGGACGAGGAGGCCGGCACGCCGCCGACCGTGATCGAGCTGCTCTACGACCGGATCGCGACGGTGCAGAGCGCCGACGCGCTGGCCGGCGTGGCCCTGACCAACAAGGCCTATCTGACCCAGGAATACCGCTCCACCGCCACGGCCTATGACGCCGCGGTCAAGGCGATCTGGCCCCTGGCCAATCAGATCACCATCACCACCCAGCTGCGCGCCCTGGCCGACGCCCAGGCCGAGGCCGCGCGCTGGAAATCGATCATCGGCGTCCGGCGCGAGTTCTGGCGACACCGCGTCGATTCCAGCCGGGCCGACGGGCTCTGGCTCCGCTCGATCATCACCTTGGTGGCTACGCGCCTGGGCCTGGAGACCGGTCGGAAATTCCAGATCATCGGGCAGGCCGAGGATCGCGCCGCCGACATCACCACTCTGTTCCTCTGGGGGTAATTATGGCGTCCTCGATCAAACGCTCGCTGCAGATCACGTCAGCCCTATCGCTGTTCACCGTGGTCGGCGACGTCGTGAAGAACCTGGGTAATCCCACCGGGCTGTTCGTCATTTGTGAAATGACCGGCGGAACCGGCGGCTCGACCATCACCGCCTTGGTGCAGTCGACGCTCGATGGCGAGAAGTGGTTCGACGTCGGCTGCTTCACCTTCACCACCACCCCGCTGGCCAGGACCCTCAACCTTCGCAACGACGTCGGCATCACCACCCCGGCGACTCTGGGGACCGACGCCATGAGCTCGGACGGCGGAATCAACGGCCCGATCGGCGACTCGATCCGCTTCAAGGTCAAATCGACCGGAACCTACAGCAACACGTCGATCAACTTCTCCTACGTCGTGACCTATTAGGCCCCGATCATGGCCAATGGCATGTTCTGCGCGCCCAATTTCGTCGACGCGGACCCGGCGATCGCCACCGTCACGTTCTCCGGTGGGCTGTGGCGGCCAACCTTGCCGCTGTCCAACCTCGCCAATCCCGATCTCGCCTCGGTCGCGCGCAGCGTCAATGGCTCGCGGGATTCCACGCGCTTCATCGTCGACCTCGGCGTGCCGCGCGACGTGCGGGTCGCGGTCATGCCCAACGCCCTGGTCAGCCGCGACGCCACCGCGCGCGTGCGGGGCTACGCTGATTCCGCCCTCACCACGCTGATCTGCGACAGTGGGGAGAAGCCTTGGTATCCGGTGGTCTATCCCTGGGGCTCCCTGCCCTGGGGCCATCCCAGCTGGTGGGACGGCAAGCTGTCTGCGGAGGACGCCAAGGGCTTCCCGATCCCCTGGATCCACATCTGGCCAACCGAGCAGATCGCCCAGTTCTGGCTGGTCGAGATCGGTGATGAGACCAACCCGCTGGCCTATGTCGATATCCCGCGCCTGTTCCTGGCCCGGGCGCGACAGCCGCCGATCAATTTCGCCTTCGGCGCGTCCAGCGGGTTGATCTCGGCCACGTCGATGCGGGAGGCGCCCGGCGGCAAGCGCTTCTACACGGTCCGTCGCAAGCGCCGGTATCAGGAATTCCAATACGATTATCTGCCCCAGGACGAGGCGCTGTCGCGCGGCTTCGATCTGGCGTTCCGGCTGGGGATCGAGGGCCAGTTCTTCTGGATCTTCGATCCGGACGACACCTATCACATGCACCGCCGCGCCTATCTGGCGACGCTGCGCCAGATGCCGACCGAGAGCTACCCGGAGGGCTTCCAGCCGGCCGGCCCCGGCCTCGATCTCCGGCCGAGCATGAGCCAGAGCTACGTCATCGACGAAGTGACCGCCTGAGGGCCCCGCCCGCCACCCTGATATGACCGGAGGCCCCACATGACCGTCTTCAATTGGAACGGCAAGACGTACGACACGGCCTATCTCTCGACCGTGCCCTACGCCTATCTCACCCCCACTTTGG